ATTATCTGCTGAACCATATCCAAACTGCAAGAATGCATTCCCATTTGTGTCGAATTCTGTTACAAATCTTCTTGGACAAGGTTTTGTTTTCATAATAAACGGAACAAGATCTCGGTTTGTTCCTCTGTTAGGCTCCTTGGATATGACAACATCCTGCGTGAGATAATCAACTTGAAAATACTCATTTCCTTGAGAGTCTACAACAGATATTATTTCTGACACATCAGAGGCTGCCAATCTTAGTCTTAAAAATCTTTCGTAATTTGTTACGGAAACCTCCTCTTCAAACAGCCTTCCAGAAACAACAGTTCCCTGACCTTTGATTGCAAAGAAAGTTGGAACACCAGTATCGGAATCTACTCTAGCTACAGTTATTTCATTGTTTGAGGCTGTAAAATCCACGTCTTGAGTCAATGTATAAACTGCTCCGCTTGGTGATCCAACCAACGATCCACGTTTTAAAATCGGTATGTAACTGGTGTCTGGACCACCGCTAGTTGTTGATGCTGGTATCAAGATGTAAAAGTTACATATTCCTGTTGAGGTAGCCGCTCCGGGTTGTCTGAAACCCATTTGCTTAGCTATTCTTTGAACGTTTGGCAATTCTATGGCTGTATCTAGGAAACTTTCGTTTGCTTGATAGTCTGTATAGAAAGAAAGTTGATCACCGACATAAGATACCAAATCAAGCATCATAGCTCCAAACGAAGCCTCGTTAAAATCTTGATAAGTATTTGCATAATAACGTTTTGCGTAGTTGACCAAAGACTCTTTGATTGAGTCAAATTCTCTACTTGTATAATTGATAGGTCTTTTTGACATTATCGAACCTCATTTAACTTGAGTAATTAGTCTATGCTCTGAGTTATTATCAAGGTATCACTATCATTGATTGGTCCAATGTTATATTTTATGATAAGACGGACTGAATTAGGTGATAATGAACTGTCTTGGTCGGATGTTATAAAAGAAATATTTTCTATATTAAGGTAGCTCATAAACTTTGTTACTTGCGAAGAAATTCTTTGAGATACTTTACTAAAAGTTTCAGGTGTTGAAGGTTCAAATAAAAGCCTTCTTACACCGGCTCCAAATGTTGGCAACATAACTCTTTCTCCCGGAGATGTCAAGATTAAATTTTTGAAATTTTGCTTGACAACCTGCTTAAGAGTTTTATTTAAACGATAAGGTCCGTCCTCGTTATCATATGTGAGCGGCAGTGAAACTGATAAGCCTTGTAATTTGTTGGCCATTTTTTATCTCCTATTCCTCGCTTAAGAAATTTGTCATTTCTTGAATTATACCCGTAACCCGAGTTCTTTGTTCGGGATCCCAGGCGTTTATTCTCAAATCCCTAAATAATGCTGCCTCATCCAATTGTGCAACAGTATAAGATATTAAACACAATATGCCCATAACCGTGTTGTTTTGTGCGGCAGTTTGGGAGTTTCTATAAATAGTAAAATCAGCATCGTGCTCCGCTCTTCCTCTAGATCGTAGTCCAAATGCTTCATTGGCTGCATTTAAAAGGTGGGTGTAATACGCAGTGCTTTCAAAATTGTCTCCGAGCCCTCCTGTTCTTGATTCCAATCCTGCGTGTAAGAGGGCTAACAAAGGTGCCAAAGAAGAATTACGCAAAGCCTCAGCCCTAACAGGAGGGTTGGTAGGATGAAATCTTCTGGAAGTTGTAAGATCTGTTGGAGTGATTCGGTCCTTGTTCGTGACCCTAAGGTCTGTACTATTGTTATATCGACGCTGGTCGTTGTCTCCTCCGCCATTAGTTCGGTTTGTTCCATATTGCGTAATCCCAAGTGTTGAACCTCGGTTTATATTAAGGACAAATTCGTGTATTCTACCACGGAATGCTGTATTGGTCTCCCCACTTACTCTTATAAAGTAATCGTAGTCATTGCCGTGTGCTGCTTCCGATCTAGCAACCTCATTACCAAATCTTCTAAGTCTTGTTTCAAGAGCGGTTTTATGACTTCTTAATGTGTTGGCTCGCTCGAGTAGATCTTCATATTTTCTCTTATCTCGGACCAATTCATTTTCATTATTGTACGCTTTTCCACCAAACGAACGTGGGAATCGTTCAACAAGCTCTTCTCGTTGCTGTTCTTGTCCGCCCTCTTCTCCTCCCCTCCGGTTGGCCTCTTCTCTTTCTTCCGGAGTTACAACCTGCATTGGAACAACTGGCGGGGGTGCCGGAAGTCCGTTATCGTCATCGTCGTCTTCTTCTTGCGCAATGAGTTGTGCCTTTTTCGCAGCAAGGCGCTCTAAACGTAGTCTTTCGTCTTTAGCTATTATATCTGATATCGTTGGTGGTCCAACCAGATTGAGATCAGGAATTTCAAGAATTGGTGTTGATTCTTCCTGTATTAGTGATCTCAAAGCATTATCTGCATCATCAAGTCTTTTGGTTGCATAATAAGCCATAGTAGGAAATTTACCTACTACATTAACAACCTTATCATAGTATATGAAATTTAATCCGGTTAAAAGCGGTACGGGGACAAGTCCTAAGAACTGCTCATACCTAAAATCTCTTACGTTATCACGAATGCCAGGTAAATCTTCAAGACCAGCCGTGCGCAGGTATGAAGGTAAATTATACGTTGCATTTCCTGTTCTTCCAAGATTTTGCCCATTATGAAAATAACTCGTAAGCATGCTATACCTTTGTGAATCATTAAGCCCGTATTTAGATCCAGTACCACCGCCGGTATTTATAGACTCAAACATGTTTTCACTTAGGGTGCCCCATCCTGTAAAACTATCGTCTGTATTATAATCTTTTCCGTCCTTTGATGTATTAAACAAAACCTGTGTAAGCATTTGCTTTATAATGTACTCTAATCTTTCCTTTGGGTCTTGTAATAAAGCGGGGTTGAACTCTACTTCGCCGTCTGGTGGCTCTGTCGTTGAACAGGTCCTAGCAACAAAGTCCACGCCGCTTAAGACTATCCCAAGATTTCCCTTTCTTTCAAAGTCTGATATAATCTTATGCTGCAAATAAGCAGCCAACATATTAAGTGTATCAGGCGTTGCCGCAGGAAATCCCATATTATATAAAGGAGCAGTATTTAATACAAAACTAAAAATTCTCTGGTTGATTGAATTTAGGGTTGCCAATGCTCTTTGTTCATCCTTGCCGAAATTACAAGGGTCTCCGTTGGGTCCGAACGGAGGTATAGAAGCTCTAGATATTGTTCCGTCAACTCGGTCTACAATGTCCTTACTAGCATTACCATATAAATTATATGCTACACTCCTGGCAACATTATAATACCCATTTATATACTGGCCAGCAACGGAAGAATAATCTACATAAGTTGCTGACCGTCCTCGGTTGGCGGGGAGCGCAGCGATTGCTCGAGCAACCTGCATTGTGCCACCATTACCCCCCAGATCATCACGTTCGCCAACCTGCATGCCAGCGTTTATATGCAAAAGATTTTGATTAATGCTATTGATAGTGTTTAATATTGATTCTCCATTTTCGTCGCTCATATATTCAGGGTCTGATAATGGTATATCGCTAACAGCAGCCGAGATTGAATATTGTCTTCTTCCTGCGTCTTCTTCACCAGAAGGAGTGTTATCGTCTACTAATGAAAATTCTGCAACGAGTTCTTCTCCCACTGGTAAAGTATCCGAAAAACCATATGGGTGTGGGCCTCCATTGAGTTGGCTTGATGTGGTGATCAGGTTGCCGTCTATTTGATTTGGAGCCACAGGTCTGTATTTGCGCTTAGAAAAATAAACACGAACTTTTTCATCGGTATCTCCTCTCGGAATATAATCAAGTTTTAGCATCCCAAAACTCATATCATTTGGAGGCCCTGAACCGGATGGCTGGTATCCTACAGTAGTATCCGTATAACCATATATATAATGTGGGTGATTCCCTGGGATATTCCCAACGGGACGATCAACAATTTTTAGGCTTCGTTGAGGATGTATTCCTACTGGGTCGCTGACGTCTCCATAATAATATTTGTAGAACTTGTAGATCTCAGATCTAGCTGGATTATTTACTATTACTGTATCTTCGGATCCTTGTGCTCGGGCACCAGCAGTTATTGATAGTGCCTGGATTCTTTGTGCTTTCCTAGAAGCTTCGGAAATTTTGCGAAGAAAATCTTTCCACCAGTCTGGAAGTCCTATTAAATCCCAGAACGCTTGAATCTCTGATGCAAAATCAAAGTTTAATGAAGCTAATTCACATAAATTTCCAATCTTAAACGTATTGAAGCGTATGCACTGATCTATCTCTCTTTGTAGTTGCGCCTTGGATAAACCACCTGCAACCGTGGTAGAATCTGATGCACCAGACAAATCTTCTAAGCCAATGTCTAATCCGGCACCCATACCATAGGCTAATATATCTCTTTCATCACAATATGCTTCTTTTGTATCCAGCGGCTTTTCAAGACCAAGGGAAATGTCTGCGCCGACAAGTTGTCCAAGACGGCGGAAATATTTTGTAATATTCTCTTTAGACATATTCAATGTCCCATATCTTGTATCTCCAACATTTAATGATTCTTGTACAGAACCAACCAGGGCACGAGATATCGCTTCGGAGTATTCACCATTAGTAATTTTATCTTTATCTGCCTGAGATAGTTCGTTCATGGCAACAGGCCCAAGATTGAATCCTCGGTTCAAGGAATTTATTAATACTGTTCCTCCGCTACCTTGCAAAATAGCTGTGACATCTCTATCTGTCATCATATCCGAAGCATCATCATTGAGTTGCCTAAGTTGCTCGAGGGTGGCAGGGCTTGTTATAAGCTCTTGATTCACATATTTTATGTTATGAATTTGTAATTCTTCTGCTACTTCTAAAAGATCAACCCCAGTATAATCGACTATATCATTGATTCTTATTATTCCATAAGGAGATGATGGTCCTTTGTTTTTATTTATTACATTCCTATCAACAACTGTTTCTGGTCCACAGCCTGCCATGGCTAAAAGAACTTCTTTCATCGCCTCCAGAATAAGCTGTTTGATAAACTCTATAATCAATTTTAATAATTGTTTTCTCCACAATGCAAACAAATCAGTTGTAGGAGTTTTTCCAAGCTTAATCCCTCTAGGAGGAGTTAATCCTTTTTTTATTAGTTGGGAAACCTCTGGAGGCACTGGTGGCAATACTTCTTTAAGGATAACATCACCCAAGACCTTAAAACAATTATAGAACTGTCGGTTTAATTCCTTTTCTATGTCTCGTGTTACTTGACTTGGATTATCTAGGTATCCTGCTCCTTGTAAAAGTAATTGTTCATCTTGTTTGCATATCATAAGTTCGTCTTTTAGTAATTTAATGACTACACCAATAATCTGCTTGAAACTAGACTTACCCCCCACAAGTTGGTATATCATAAAAGCATCTTCAAGATATTTTGCTAGAGGTGTTTCACAACCAGCTTTGTTCAGGATATTAACATATCCACCAATCATATCTCTTCCGAAGTTATACCTTTCTTGGAACTGTTTCTCAACTTCTGCTTTTGTTTTTGGAGTCGGTGAAGATTTTGCCTTCTTAGGTCCTTTCTCAAAACTGTTGCGGCCTAAAGAAGCACCTTCTGGGTCTTCTGGAAATTTATTAGATTTTTCGTTTTCCTTTATTTTGCTATCAATTTCAGTTGGTTTAATAACTGGACTTGGATAAATGTACTTTTGAACAAAGTCCGTAGCAGGAGGCAAGTCTCCAATTTTGACATTCTTTAGAGAAGATATTGAAGGGGAATAGAATATTAGCGCCATTGTTGAAGGAGACACATCCCCAAAAGCTAATTTTAAATAAAACTTAGGTACTTGGTCAAGAGTATATTCTGCGCCATTATGATATGCACTTACTGGATTAAAGCTAGCATCAAAGATAAGTTCTAATCTATCGTCATCTTCTAGTGAAAGGTTAAATAAATTTGCGTACTTTANAAGTCTTTCAAAAAAGTTTCCTAGTCTTTCGGCTTCAACATCAAGATTAACACCACCCATCATAGAAGGAGTAATATTCTCCTGCCCAAGCTTGGTGTGGTATTCCTTCAACATAAATCTTGTATTTTTTATATTTTCCTTAAGAACTTTTACAGTTAAAGGAGTGCGGCGAAGACCAGGCGCAGTTGGATCACCTCTTTCAGCCAAAAGAAGTTTTGCTCGGGCTAACGTTGATATCGAGTTATCCTCTAATGACTCGCCTTTGGGCATTTCATCAATTACTTTTTTGGGAATTACTGTTGATAGAAGCCAATATCCCTGTCCGGCTGGCGTGGGCATTGGTCTTCCAGGCTCACTGTATTTGGTCTCAGTAACTATACCCCGATCAAAGTCGCCCCGTTCATCGGCTATCGTCCCTATGTTATCGCTGCTGTACTTTCTAGCAAATTTTAAAATTTGTGTTTTAGCGGCTAAGCTTGCATCGCTTAGATTACTGAAAGCTTCCGATCCTTGTGTTGCATCATAACTTTTAGGGTTCTTACACAAGGTTCTTACAACGTGATAATACGTTTTTTCTCGTTGGTTGTAATAAGTCTTAGATAACGACGGATCCGTCTGTTCAGGTACTCTAAATGCTGTTGTAACATTAAGACCAGCTTCTGGTCCAGATGGTTGATTAGGAATATTATTTAACCAGTTATCTTGATCAACATCAGGATCGACCAAACTAGCTTGTTCTGATAGTTCCGGCTTAATCTGCTGTAGTCCCTCTGGGATAGAACCAGTTGATTGCCCCGTTGCTTGAAGAATTGTGTCAATGCGATCTTTAGACATCACAGGAATTATTTCTGGAAGTCTTGAATTAGCCTCATTATAAGGTAGGGTGACGATTTGCCCAGGTTCAATAAGATCTGGATTTTCTCTGTATTGTGCGTTTGCTTCTAGCGCAAGCAAAGCCTCAACTGTAGTGTCGTTTCGTATAGCTATCTTAGAAAGCCAGTCTCCCTCTTTGACTGTATATTTTGACTTAGACCTTGCTGGACCAGCAGGGTCATTTACTTTTGTCTGGTTTGTTGGCTTCTGTGCTGCTTCAGTTGTTACTGTATCAAACGCAGAATTTTGCATATTGACAGCGTTTGTAATTACTGTCAGCATCTCTTGCTGTTCTTTTTTTCCTACATAAGATAGTGCCCAAACCTTGCCGCCTACTCTTGGGTTTTCTAGATTAGGTGGAGATGTAGCAGATCGAACAATTTTTGCATTTTGCGGATACAATGCGGCATATGCCATGGCATCCGTTAGTGTGACAATATTATTGTCTTCTGTAAGTCCATATGTTGTTGCGCTTTCACCTACAGATAGCCGGTACCCAATACTTATGTGCCCCCGACCTGCTAGAAAAGAAGTGTGGATTGCGTCTATTATAAATCTATTTCTTTTAACCTCGTAGTCATACCCAACACCACGCCGTCCATACTCATAATCATTTTCATTAGTCCATACCGCACCATTAAGAACCGGAATCGGCTCGTTAAATATTTCTGGTAATGGATTGACTATGTTTTTCATATTAATATTTAGTTTGTATTATTAAAGATACTGTTTATGTATGCGCCGCCAGTCTCATATGTGTAATCAAGCTTTGTTGATACAGTATTCTTCTGATGAATAACTAAATCAAAAAGCATTTTTGACAACTGAGCATACTGTGAAACAGCGGTTATACAAAAATCCGGCGATGGTGTAACCGGGGTTCCAGGGATTGGGCCAGTACTTAAGTGAGTGTGAACAGTTATTGCTGTAACAAGCTGAAAATACATCTGAACAAGCGAAGTAGTGATACCATTCATATCTGCAACTAGATCAATTATTTCCTGGAGTGCCTCTCCAAGGTTGTCACCTTTTACTAAGGGCTGGAGGTCTTCGTCATTATTTCCGGCAATTAAATCTATACCCTGTTGGATATCTATTCTTACGCCTTGACCATCATACACGTCAGTTCCTGTGACTAGTTTTATCCCATCCCTGCCTATAATCCTAACCGCATCAGCTTTCACAGCTACAGCAGATTTTGCCTTTGCTTGTCCTACAAAACCTTCAGGCAAATTAAAGTTATCATCAATGTCTGTTCTCTGGCTTAAATAAATTCTAGCAGAATCAAGTTCAGGGCTCTTATCCGTGAATACAATATCGTCATTTTCATCAACTTGTTTAGCAAGGGCACCGCCTAGTCCAGCTACTATATCAATGGTACCACACTGTGTTCCACCAACACCGCCATAGCCAGATTCTATACCACGAGGACGATCTCTGCCCATTATAATGAAAGCGTTATGAAGTCCCTTGGTTACTGTTTCTGCATCAGTGCTGTTGTAATTTGGGTTGACTTCCACTACATGGGTATTATACAACCCATTGTTCTTCTCGTAATAATCTGGAGTTGAGTTGATTTTATCTCTTACCTTTTTAGGTAAGCCAACTAAACTTTGTTTCTTTTTTAATACCATAATTTAAAACTTCGGAAATTTATAATTTGGTCCAAGTTTCTTGTCAACAATAACTTGTCCCTGATCCTCTTTGCGACGTAACTGAGATGCACGAGCTTTAAATACCTCAAAGTGAGGTCCATCGAAGAACCCTCTAAAGTTTCCGCCCCAAACAAAACCAAAACTTTTTCCTATTTCGCCGATTTCAAACCAGCGAGATCTGGGGTATCTTTTGTCAAAACCACTTCCCCAGGAAACGTTTTGGTTAAACCTTTTTCTAGTTCTTACATCTTTACCATTTTTTACTTCAACACAATCAAATGCAATACCGAACTGATGTATGCTGCTCTTTGGCATGCCCCTAGCCTTGGTAACAGTTTTACCTCGTTTGGGAGTTGTTCTACCTTTTGCATACAATTCGTTCTGTCTTTGTACAGTTCTATATGTTTCAGTTATTCTTAAATAATATCCTTGCTCTTGGGCTGTGTTTATAAACTGAGCCACTGCGTGCCGAGCGTCAGGGTGCATCTTTCCGATTCTTCTGTTAGTATACCTATCCCAAGTTTTTGGCACTGGTCCAGAAGTAACTACATTATTAGGTCCACCAAAAGCACCTCCCGGAGTTGGCGAGTTGGTCTGTCCAGCACGTCCGTTATAATCACCCACAGAATTAATTTTACTCTCACAGGGATCAGATTTTGCTCCACCTTGTTGTGGTGGATTGCTTGCTGGGGACGCCTGAAATGGTCCTGGCCCTGAGTTTCTAGAAGGAATAGTTGATTGGCTCTGTTGGTTTTGAGGTCTTTCCTCTGTTGAGGCTGTAGCTGAAATCTCTTCGGGGTTGGGTTTTCTAGATTGTGCGATGGCCGGTGTTGAATCTTCAGTTGGTGAATTTAGTTTCCTTGGATTTCTTTCGCTTACAGTGACTGGCTTATTTTCCCCCAAAAGTTGTCCGCCAGTTGGTGGCTTAACCGTACTTCCCCCGGTTTCACAATCTTCCTTAGCGGGCTTAAAAAGATTTGATTTTGACGACTTTGTTTTAGTATCTTTCCCTGCAATATTAGACGATGGTAGGATTTTTTTAATAATGCCATTTCCAAACATTTTTGTTTTGTCAGCATTATTGTAAAATTCCACCTCAATGGGGTCTCCAACCTTTGGAGGCTTGCCGCCTATGTCTTCTAACCTGGCTTCAAACTCTACCAAAGTATTAATAACCGCAACATCCTCAAAGTCTTTAGGAGTTAAGAAAGTACTATGTGTTAGATCTGGTCCTGCTATCCTTGCTCGAACTTTAACCATGTCCGGAAATATTCCAAGGAATCCTTCCTCTTTAACCACTCTGTATACAATTGCTATATGTTTTGTAACATCATTTTCTATGGATGGAACAGTAAGCGACTCAATCATGAGCCCTTGCATAACATCAAAGAAATTTTCCCTTCCAGGTGAAAAAGGTCTGGGCTTCTTAGTTTGACTAGGACGTTTTATAAGGTCTGCGCCGGTTCGGCTTTCATCAGAAGACACATCAATCCTCCTTAATTATCTTAAAGAGGTTTTCACGGTCTAAATCTGAAAGACCTTCTTGAGCAGAAACAGCGTCTTTCTTTTGGACTAGCGTCGCAAGCTTTACTAGTTGCTCATTGCTTCGCTGTAGTGTTTCTACAAATTTTGCAGCAACTGGTCCTGAGTCTGAATATCTATCCTGGTTGCCAGGCACGCTCATATATTCTTTTAGCTCAATCAGCAAACCCTCTGTGGCTTGGCGATCATTCTTTATGTTTTCTAGAGCCTGCTCTATTAAAGAGTCTAGATCTTTCTTCACGACAAATACCTCTCGCTTTTAAATAAGTAGGCTGCTATTGTATTTCTCCGTTGTTCCACTTGCTTTTAAATGATCTGTATCTTATCCTCATTTTATTTAAACAACTAACAATCTGTTTTGTATTGAGCCCAGTTATTTCACGAAGATAAAGATAGATAGCCTTTTTATTAAAGATTTCAATTTGCTCTATATTTTTCATAAGTGTTATAACCGCATTTAAAACACATTTCTCGTTTTCTCTGAGATTGGGGCGATCCCAACTTTCCACCTCAAACATCAGTGAGTGCCAAAACTCTATTTCTTCTTGTTGGTCTTGAAATGTTTTTTCATCGGCTGCCTTAACTACATCTAACTCTTTAACGAGGTCATCGTAATTGATTTCTCTCTTGTTCTTTTGTGTTTGTTTCTTTGCCTTGTGTGTAAACCAGTTTTTTGTGACTACTGAAAAATAAGAGAAAGCTTTTGTGCCCTTTGATGCATCAAACTTACCAAGGATAGTTGTTAGCCAAATTTTACAATCGTCTTTTAAGAAATCAATATTTTCTAATGACGTAAATTTATAAGTGTAAACAATTTTATCCACAAGCTCATCGAAGGCTGGTTGGATTTGCTGTTTATATAACTCTTCTCTAGTCTGTTTACACTCTGTATTAGCGTAGCTAATTATTGCTTGCTCAGTATCAGATGTAAAATAATAGTTCTTACTCTTCTTTTTCTTCTTGGCCACTTAGCACCTCCCCTTCTGTATCTTCGGTTAAAAATAAGACACTCTTTAGTTCAGTGATTTCCTCGGCTAATTGACTAGTATGGGATAAAAGACTTTTTAGTGTTTCATCTCCATAAAACATAGGCAATCCATAAACAGCCTCCAAGTGTTCTTTATAAGTTTCAATTTTACTTGACAAAATGTAGCTATTTTCGGACAGGAAACGAAATCTACTAAGTAATTCCCTTATGTACCACATGCCCACAGCTATAAACAAGATTAAAACAATAACAATAAACCAATATAACATATTATTTTTTTCGTCTCTTTAATCTCTGTTTATCTTTTTCCATCTCTTCTTTGGTGGATTGGATGGTCTTTTGTATGACCTCCCCCGCTTTAGATGGCTGGTGTTGTAAACTTTTTTTGATGTTTATTGGAGTGTTTAACATTTTTTTAAGAGTCTCTTCTCCGCACTTTTCGCAGGTAGTCTTTTTGACTCTATATGAATGAAAATATTCTACAATATAATCACATTTTTCACAACGGTAAATATATGTTGGCATTATTCTGTCTGAAATACTCTTTCTTGCTTCATAGTCTCAACATATACCCCAGGTGGATTATCAACATAAATTAAATCTTCTTTTACAGATAGATTCCACTCAGATAAAAGTTCTGTGATATCTTTTTCTTCTGCTAAACATTTCTGTAAAGTCATCAACAAAGCGCCCTTGGCTTGATCAGATAGTTTCATTTTCTTTCTCCTTCTTGAAAAACACTTCTGTGTTTATTGCTTTATCACATATAAAAAGATCGTAGTTAGGTTTCCACATTTTTATTTCGTGGCACTTGACACCCCAGTCATTTAACTGCTGGTTCGTAAGTTCTGTCCAATCAATTCCTGTGGTTCCGCCACGAGCGGTCCAGTATACAATTGTATTTCCCTCATCGTATAAATCATTAATCTTATTAATGTTATCCTCGATTGGAACTGCATCTGGATAATGACGATCACCCAAATAAGTGCAAATTGTATCATCTATATCAACGTATATTATCATTTTTTAATACCTTCGTTGTTGAATATCCATCAACCCTTGGAAAAAATATAACCTCTTTAGCATATTCAGCACCAACGACATATTTGCCTTCCCAGTCTGATCCCACAACAAGGATATCAGGGTTTATAGATTTTATTAAGTGTTCTAGTTGTTTTTGTGAGTTAAAAGAAAAAGTTTTATCAACATACCTTATAGAGGATACTACGAACTCTCTATCTACAAGAGTATTGAAGGGTCTGTCGTCACCCTTTGCTTCTTTTACTTTTTCATCAGTATCTAAGCCAACTATAAGTTGGTCCCCTAATGATTTTGCAAACTTAAACATCTCTATATGACCACGATGAAGAATATCAAAGCAACCATTTGTCCAAACAGTTTTCATACTACACTTACACCTCGCTTTTGAACAACTTTTGTTGCACAATCATTTGCGAACCTAATAGCCTTATCAATATCATTTGTTTTTAAGTATTCGGCTACAAGTCCTGCTATAAATGTATCACCGCCGCCAGAAGAGTCTTTTATCTCAACACGATCAACTGGAAAGACTTTACCCTTATGTTCACAGCCGTTTGAGCCGAGAGTTATAATAAGCCGGTTGTATACATCTTTGTCTAATAAATGTTTTGTTCTATTGTGTTCATAATAGTTGATCTTTATATAGCGCATGTTATCACACCAATCACCTAGAAGCTTTTTTGTGTCTAGAAACACATTATCGTGAAGAAGAGAAATCTCTTTCATCGTGTCTTCAGATAAGAACCCCTTACAGTAATCGGAGACTATGACAGCATCATACTTCTTGATGTCTTCTTTAACCAAAGATATATCTAAACCCTCTAAGACTTCATCATTTTCATCAATACGAAGAAGCATTTGGTTTGTTTTATTATCGATGTATCTGCTTTTTTTAACAAGCTGCCAATTTTTATTCGTGATAATGTCGCAATCAATCCCCAAGGATTTAATATTATGCACAACATTCATCGCCATTCCGTCAGATACTGTAGTTGTTGTTCCGTTAAAAACTGGAACAGGTGCATCCGGACACAGACGGTCACAATTACCGTAATTAAAAATGTCTTTGCAGCTTTCGCCTATGATAAGAACTTTTTTAATCATTATCTAGATAGAAATTGTTTTCCGCTACTGACTCGTTCTCTCCAGTAGTTTAACAAATCATTCATTGTTTTTTCAAAGGGTATCTCAGGAGTCCACCCCGTGTGAGATGTAAATTTTCTTGTGTCGGGAACTTGCAGATCGGCGTCAATGGGTCTAAGACGTTCAGGATCCGTCTCAACCTTTATATCCTCAACTGTTGACTGAGCGATTAAATAGTCTAACATATCCTTAACCGTGCAGCTAAAGGTGCCGCCAATATTATAATATTCTCCAGCCGTTGGATTTTTTGTCACCAAAAGATAATATGCCTTAACCGCATCTCTTACATCAGACCAAGTTCTCAACGAGTCTAGGTTGCCTACCTTTATTACAGGAGGTAACATACCCGCCTCGATCATTGCGATCTGCTTTGCAAAAGTTGACTCGGCGAATACATCACCCCGGCGAGGACCAGTATGTGTAAACATTCTCGTCGTCATTACGGTAAGTCCATATGCCTCGGCATAATATCGCCCTATAAGATCAGTACCAACTTTAGATATCGCATAAGGAGATGCTGGGTGAAATGTTACCTCTTCATTAATTGGTAAAAATTCTTTTGGTACCCGACCAAAGACTTCAGAACTTGCACACACATGTATCACGGGCTCGTAGGATGATTTGTTAATTGCTTCTAGAAGTTTTGCAGTGCCAAGTATATTTGTCTCAAGAGTTTCTAAGGGAGCCACAAAACTGGTTTGAGGATAACTTTGAGCCGCAAGATGGAAAACATAGTTTGGACAGGATTCTTCAACAGCGTTTATAAGAGACGGAAAATCGTTTAAGTCTCCATAAATTAATCCTATCCTATCTTTTGAATTAATCCTTGGGAATAAATGCTGAATATTTTCAAAGTTGTCATTCCACCGACAAAACCCAAAAATATTCCAGTCTGTTTGTTCAAGTAAGAAATCAGCCAGGTGTGACCCGACCATTCCCGTTATTCCTGTTATTAAAACATTCTTAGACATCAATGTTTTCCTTGTACCATTCAATAGTATCTTCTATGCCTTTATTTAATGTTACCTCTGGAAACCATCCAAGTTCTGTAAAAGCTTTTTTCCAATCCAGATATAGGCTTGTTTTAATTGTTGGTTTTGAAAGGTCTGATTTAACAATCAAATCTTTTCCAGATGCTTTTATAATTTTATGAACCAAATCACGGACTGAAACAGCCTCTCCCAATCCTACATTATAAAGTTCATATGGAGTTTCTTGGTTCTTAATTGATAGTTCTACAAAGTTACAAAGATCTTGAACGTGAAGGAGGTCTCTTTTCTCCTCGCCGGTACCCCACATTACAACTTCGTCTTTCGCTGTCATAACTTTAGTGACAGTAGCACCGAAAACGTGACTTCTCTCTAAATCATACTTGTCGTGTGGCCCATAAATATTTGAGTGGCGAATGACTGTGTGTTTAGTTTTACCCAGGCGTGAATAAAAATCACACATCTTTTCAATGTATACCTTAGTGTTACCTACTCCAAAATACTTTGAATAAATTTCATCGGACTCAGAAAAGTCACTCTCCTTAAGAGCCTTATCGCTTGGCTGATACATCACCGTACAACTGGGGAACACAAAATGCTCAACCTCGTGGTCGTAGGCAGATCTCAAAAGTAGAGAATTCATTACCGCATTGTCGGTTACATGGATATATGGCTTAGTTGTAATATCTTTAGCACCGGACGTTGTTGCAGCAAATTGTAATACCACATCAATACCTTCCATAATGCGGTCAACATCGGTTGGATTATTTAAATTTGCCTGGCACCATTCAACATTATCGTAACCCTCTACAGCAGATTTATTGTGACATACTGCTCGAACTTTATAATTTGAATTATCAGCAAAGTGCTCCAGAAGGTTCCGTCCAATAAACCCGGTAGCACCACAAAGTAGAATGTTTTTCATTATTTTATGTCCTTCAAATATCTTTTGACATTTTGTTTAGATGTTAAAACGGCTGGTGAAAAAACTGATGCCAGGTTTTCACTTGATAATTCTGGAGTCTCATACAAATAGCTTCCAAAATTAACTTTCTTTTCTAGTAGATCTGCTACCTCTTGTAGTGTAATGTTTGTAGAGGAAACAAAATCAACTATGCCATTATAGTCTTTTTTTATCGCAATGTTTAAAAAGTTTAAAATATCTTCTTGTAAAATGTAATTGAAAGTAGATTCTCCAGATAGAGATAGGTCAGGATCAACATCTTCTATTATTTTACGAAAGTTGTTTTTCCTCATAGTTTGCCCAAGAATAGCCGAACATCTCAAGGTAAGCGGATTGGTTGCCATCTTGTTTACAATTGACTCGGCCATCAGCTTTGATGTCTTGTAAAGATTGTCCTCCTCTTGATATACATCTACAGAAGAAATAAACACAAATTTATTGTGTGGAACTTTACATAAGTCTTTTGTTAAAAAAATATTATCCCTGACAACATCATAATAATCATTGACGTTTTTTCTGGAATTAAAAGCGCAATGAATTATCGTATCATAAGTTTCATTGAGCACTGCTTCGCTGTTCTCACGGGTGAGCATTGCGCAGCTAATCTGTGATGCAATGTATTTACCAAGCCCACTGTTTGTGCCAGTAACAAGGATTCTACTTTGTAAAGGCGTTGTGTCGGTCATCAATAGTGCTCCTGTTTTTCTCGAACCACTCTATTGTTTCTTGGATTCCATCTTCTAAGCTGATTGAAGTCTTAAACCCTACACTTTCTGCACGGGTAGAATCAAGAATTCTTCTTTTGTCACCCGCAGGCTTAGTAGTGTCCCATTCTACCTCAATATCCTTAGGACACTTATCTACCACAATATCAACAATTTGTTTAATAGCAATACCCTCGCCAGAGCCAAGATTCACAGGGACGTTTATTTTATTGTCAACCATGTGCAACATACCAAGTGCTACATCTCGTGAGTGAATAAAATCTCTAATCGGTGATCCGTCGCCCCATACTTCAAGCTTATCATTTTCATATGACTTTCTTATAAGTGATGGGATGACCATAGCGTTTTCTGGATCAAAGTTATCATATGGTCCGTAAACATTAGCTGGTCTTACAATAGAGACACAATCCCAACCGTACTGGATCTTGTACGCTTCAGCCTGTAGTTCTCCGATTCTTTTAGCCCAGCCAGCAAATCTGTCATTGTCTGAAGGAAACGTTGACCAAACATCATCCTCTTTGAAAACTTCTGCTGGTTGATACACGCCTACACTGCTTGTATATAAATACCACTTAACATTTGCTCGACGAGCAGCCTCCATCATATTGGTGTTAAACTGAAGCATTGGAACCATAAAATCAGCAGGCTGTTCTTTGCACATCTTTGGCGAACCTTTAACTCCAATAAGATTAAATACATAATCCATACCGAGGCAAGCGGTCTGACAAGCCTCAAAGTCCGTAAGGTCGGCATAGAAATATTTAACTGATTCAGGTAAACCTTTTGGTGGATCAAGAGATACTACATAAATGTTTGCTCCCCGCTCAACCAATAGGTCAACAAGTTGGCGACCAATCATTCCAGTACCACCAGTAACTAGAACCTTTTTGTTTTTGTAATCAACAGTCATTTAGAGCCTCGCATAAGTTTTTAATTTGTTGTTTATCTAATTCTGTATGGTTTCCCACATAGAGTCCATAGTCGTGTATATGATTTGCTACACTTAGTTCACCAACAATTCGGTGATCATATTTCTGTAGGTATGGCTGCCTCGCCTGGTTGCCGCCACCTGCGGTACCTATCCTATATTCTACTTTTCTATCTTCCAATTCCGAACAAACTCTCTTGAAAAGATTCTTGTCCTGGCGCTTCACAACTAAGGGCAATGCAAAACTACTATTACCTTCTATATTAAAATCTGTCTGGAATCTTTGGCTGTCCAAATTATCAACCCAAGTTTGAAAATTGTTAGCCCTAAGTACACAAGCATTGTCTAGTCTTTTGATTTGTTCTAATCCCAGGACAGCATTAAATTCTGTATTCCGGACATTATAACCTGGGACAGCAAATAGAAACAGAGGGTTAAGGTCTGGATACTTTTTACTAAAAGCATCAGCAATATCATCGCCAGCTTCCCTAATCATTCCATGCGACCTAAACATCTTCGCTAGTTCATAAACCTCTTTATCATTAGTACAAACCACACCGCCCTCGACAGTCGTAATGTGGTGCCCGAAGTAAAACGAAAAATTAGACATTGAACCAAAGGTTCCAATCTTGTGTCCGTTAAATGTAGCACCGTGTGATTCACAACAGTCCTCTATCAAGACTAAATCATTTTCTTCTGCCAGCGAAATTAGTTCATCGGTCAATCCATTGAATCCAAGTGCATGGACCAGAGTAATCCCTACTGTTTTATCTGTAATTGCATTTCGAATATTCTCAGCAGTAATTGCCATACTTCCTGGGTCCACATCAACAAATACAGGAGTCATACCAAGATTGACAATTGGTGATATGTCTGAAACCCAACCAATGGGTGGGACGATAACTTCCCCACCTCCTGTCATCTCTTTGAGGATAGAAGCCATAATATAGTTTGCAGATGCTCCTGAATTTACAAAGACAGTATATTTGACACCAAGCCAGTCCGACCAGGCTTGCTCAAACTCTTTAACATACTTTGATTGTGTAAACCTTACGTCAGGCTCTTGTAACCACTTGATTAAAGCTTCCTTATCTTGTTCCGTTATATTGTCGTTGATTAACGGCCACTCAAATCTATTTTGTCCCATAATGTTCTCCATACTCAATTAGCAACGTTGATTTAGAATCTTCACGTTCATATGCTTCCTTAAACGCCGGGAAGATATCTTCTGGTTCATTTAATTGTACAACATTAACGTCTGTTAACATTTTACGAAACGCATCAGTATGATCTTGAGTGTGTTGAGGTCCAGCATCAATAGGATTCTTAGATCCCACCGCAACACGAATAATTACTCGTGGCGTCATATCACCCTTGGACATATCTCTCATCTTATCCAAATGATTGATTAATTGATTACAAGACAGAATAAAAAAGTCAAACCGGGGATACATTGTTATTGGGACAAATCCTTCCAGAGCCATCCCTGTTGACATTCCCATTTGAGTTTCCTCAAAGACTGGCAGTTCAACCCTTTTATCTTCTGGTACTTTTTCTAATGTGCTTGAGATTGCGTGTCCGCTGACTTTACAAGCTTGACCAAGAAAAATTGTATTATCTTTCTCTGCCAACCATTCCATAGATCTTATAAGTTCGTCTCTGTATTTCATGATTAAAAGTTAACCCACTTCCCAGTTCCGTGATGAGGATAGCTCATATCATACTCATAATAGATCACACCCTCTGGTACTTGTTGCTTTTCTCCCCAGGCCATATCAGTTGGAGTATGCACACTCATATTATTATCTTCCACAACCCACTGCAATGGCAGATCGAAGTTTTTCGCATACTTGTGTGCTTCGTAGAAGACACCTGTTTCTGATGTCATATCACCAACAAAGCACCAAACTCTTCTGTCAGAACCTTTTGTTTTAAGAGCAAGTGCAACACCTAAAGCTAGCGGGATGATACCCCCGACAATAGATGAGGCATAAAAGTTTGGGCTTACATTATTTGTACCCATACTGCGACCCTCTACAATAGAACTAAAAAGCTTTTCTTTATCAACCCCGTGTAGAATAGCGTGATAATGGTTTCTCCAGGGTACGAATACCCAGTCATCTTCACTGATATACTGGAAGATTTCTATCAATTCTTTCTCGTTGTTTTTTGCTAGGTGTATTGGTCCGCTAATCTTTCCTGCTTCATAGCTATCACGAACCTTTGATTCAAAATCAATTAGCTCTTGCTCCGTAACAGAAATATCTCGGACCTTCTTTAGATGACTTGGTATATTCATTTATCTCTTGCCTGTAAAATTGGATTGTTCGTTGGCCAATCTATACTAACACGAGGATCGTTCCACTTTAAGGTGAACTGATCTCCCACATCAGAATATTCTCCATTATACGCCAGCTTGTAACTAAATACAGAATTTTCACTCATCACACAAAAACCGTTTCCAAACCCTGGCGGCACCAATACCTGTTTTCTTGTCTTGTCGTCTAACAGCATCCAGTCCCACTGGAGATATGTTTCTGAATCTGGTCTGTTATCAACTACAACAAAATATAATTCTCCTTGTAGGCAACTAACCATCTTCCAGGTTTTGTAATCTCCGTGTATGCCACGGATGACATTCTTCCTCGAAGACGAATACTTATCGTGGATAAAATCTAGCTTTATTGGAGAAGTTTTTTTCTTATAGGTTGTCCAGATATCTCCCCTATAGTCTCGGAACATATCAGCATCAAAAACTCCAACCTCTGAAAAAGTATTGTTTACCAACTAATATCCCAATCTTTGAACTCAGCAGCCAAACAATCAATCTTATAATCTTTTCTTCCGCCAGCAATTTCTTGAATTTTATTTTTTGCTGTATTACGAATACCGTTAAGTCCGTGAGTTAATTCTAAGTCGTTGCCATCCTTTATGCCTTTTCTATAGTTTGACTCATTGTGCCAAATATGAAGATTCATCTGGGATAATACAACTACGGCTCTGATAACTTCTGCGTCTAAATACTTTGTCTCTTTCAGGCACAAATCTATATCGTGACAAATATCAGAGATCTCCTGTGCATATTCTTCTTTATGATCAGTGATAAAGACTTCCTTAAGTTGAGCGATAGATAATCTATCAATCAACTCTGAAAGCGTGGGTAGATATTTTCTAGTCATTTAAAAGCTCCGGTATAGTTTTTGTTAAGTTTGTTGCGAATGTATCATCCATTGACACATATTTTTTTGCAATCTCGTAGTTTTCTTTGACATATTCTAGTTTACTAAGATATAAGTCCTCTGATAGATTGTCAAGAATATTAATTAATTCTGGTCCTGTATTGAATTGTAAGATACCCTCTTGGTTGAAAAATTCTCCTACATTTGGACATCCCCAGAAAATAGGAATTGTGCCGTGACGAAAAACATCTACTAGGGTTTCTGTAAAATAATTCTTTTCTTTTGAGTTCATAATAGTAACACTAAAACGGTAATCTTTTAGAGGTTCTGTTTTACCCTCTCTGATGGCTCCCGCAGTTAACCCACTGTTACCTTTCCCAAACGGCTTATATGCTCCGCCCCAAAGGTCTACCTCGTACTTGTCCTTAATTGCATTAGCAATTGTGTGACGCAAGCGGTGGCCACGAGTCATAGTTTGTTTAGAAGCTATAAGC